ACTAGAAGCTTATCTACCATCTAATATGGAAGAACAGTTTACTAACTCTGCTGCAGATATTGCATGGCAAGCTCCTGAAGAAATTGTTTCTGAAGAAGAAGTTGAAGATTACACACAACCTATTGTAGATCCATCTGAGTTTAGAATGGGTGGTTATAAAACTAAAAAAGGTTATGTAAACTCTGTACTAAAGCTTGTTAAAAAGCAATTAGGCGGAGACCAAGAAGTAGAATCTAATGATGCTGACCCAAGAGGTGCAGACCTAAGAAAAAGCCATTTGAATGCATTCATTGGCTCCATTAAGAAAGAAGGTAATATGTCTTTGGCAAAACAACAAGCTGAAGAACAGTATGACCAGATGATGGCAATGCATCAACAACAAGTAGCACAACCTGACTTGAGTGCATTCATACCTCAGAATGAGATGGGTATGGATCAAGCTCAATATGGAGGAATGCCAAGAGAACAAAGAAGAGCTGTTAGACAACTCCAAAGAACATTAAAGAGATTACCTGTTGGTAATGTTGGACCTGTATCTAAGTTTGATGTACATAGATCCGGATTATTTGGTGGCGCAAGAGAATATACTATTGAGTTTGATAAACCATTAGTACAGTTAGCTAGTAACCCTATGTTGGCTGCTAACTATGGATATGGATTCGGTACCAAAGTTACTAGAACACCTGCCAGAGTTAAGACTGAGTATGTAAAGAATGTGGTTAACAGTGAAGCACTTAAAGAAGTAGCTAAAGAAACAGGTAGTGAAGCTGCTGCTAAAGCAACTGTAAATACTGATACACCTTCTGCTGCTGCTAATCCTGTTGCTCCTGCTGCTACGCCAGCTGCGGCAACTACTCCAGTTGCAACAGTTCCTGCTGCTCCAGTAGCTCCACGTCCAACAGCTCCAGTAGTTACTGCTCCAGTAGCACCTGTGACTCCTCCTGTTGCTCCTGTAACACCACCACCTGCTCCAAGACAACAAGTTGCTGCTACTCCAGGTATTGATTTTACACCAGGTCTAACAAATGTTCAGCAAAACATTGCTGGTTACACTAAACCTGCACCAGAAAAACCTAAGCCTACAATGGCAGAGCTTACTAAAAGAGCTGCTGCTAATCCTAATGATGTGCAAACTATAAAATTACCTGGGGATGATAATTTATATTGGAAAGATTCTAATACATGGTTTATAGAAAAATCTCAAGGGGATTCTAAAGAAGTTAAAAACAAAGAAATATTAAGCAAACTAAATGCTGGTAAAGGTAAAGGAGCTGACTATTATACTTTAAAAGATAAACCAGGCTACATATACAGAATGCGAGCTGATGGTGCTTTTGTTAAGTTGAAAGAAAATGCTAATGGTACCATCTCAAATAAAGCTACAGCTGTTATAAAACAAGGTGATAAAAATTATGACTATTTAAAAAAGAATTCTAGACTTATTCAAAATAATGAGCTAGGTGGTTCAGTAGACAATCCATTTGTAAATGCTTATGGTGACCTACAGAAGTTTATGGGAGGTGGAGATGATATATCTATTCCTGAACTTACTCAAGGTGATATTGATGACGTGTATTCAAAAGATACTACTGATGCATACATGCCAGAAGCACAACGTGGTGGTGCTGCTAGAGCATTAATACAACAATACTTACCGGCTAATATGCCGCAGAGATACTATACCTCACAAATGGTAAAGGGTCCTTATGATAGAGTTACCGGAAATCCATTGACAAGTATTCCAGGATACAATCCTAATGCTGTTATAAAAGACATTAAAGTAACTAAGGAAGGTCTATTTGGAAAACCAAAAAGATATACTGTTACATATGACAATAATCCATCAGGAAATCCAGATGATAGAAAACTTGCAGCTAGACCAATTACAGTAGCTCAAACAACTCCTCAATCAGAAACTTCAAAAGAAACTAAAGGTGAGGAAAAATCAGCAAGACAAACAGCTTTAGAAAATGCGGGCTATGGTCAAAGAACTGATGTTACGGGCCTTAAAGCAAAATCTAAAAGAGCTATCAGACAGGGAGAAAGAAAGAGAGACAGAGATCTTGAAAAACTTTATAAAGAAGATCCTACTAATGTTGAGTTTGACCCAATTAATATAGATGCTCCATTTGATAGAACAGTGTCTAACAATGCCTATAATTTTTCTGATTTAAGTGCACCAACAACAGAAGAAGACTTTGCAACATGGGGTACACCAAAAGATGCTGTAGAGCAAGCAAATGCATATCAGTCACCTATAGAAGATTATAATGATGATGCTGGTTGGGGTACAGCAGGTGTTCCTATGACACAATTTAATGCATACAGTTTTTCAGAAAGTCCTGAAGATGATGCAGCTTGGGGAGCACCACAAGATATGATAGCAAATATTCCTGTAGGTGGAATGACTTCTGACTTTGGACCTATGTCTATGGAAGGACCACTTGCTACGGAAGAAGATCAATTAACAGCAGAAGAAAATGCTTTAGCTAGAGCTCAGTTTGCACAAGAGTATATGGGAGACTCAACACCATATGATCCTAATACTGCTTTAGTTACTCCAGGAATGATTGATTATAATTTTATTCAAAATCCTGAAGCAGCTTATAATGCAAGGTTGCAAGAACTTGCTCCTCCTACTGATATGGGTGCATGGTCTGAAATGGACTATCCTGCGGAACTTATTCAACCTGGTGTAAATCCATTTGACTTACCAGTAGGTGGTGGACAAGATTACTATCTACCATTTGCACAACCTGTTCAACCGGTAGCTCCACCAAAATCAAATGTGCGTACTTCTGCTAAACCAAAAGTAGCACCTATTAATAAACCAAGACCATTAACTACCGCACAAAAACAAGAATTAGCAGCACAAGAAGCAAGATTTATTGCAAGACAAAAAGCAGATGAACAAGCTAATCAAGAAAACTATCAGAACTTACCATTTGAAGTTAGAAAACAACGTCTCATTGCTGCTAATAATAATGAAAAAAAGATTGCTGCATACAAGCTTTACTATGACCAACCTCTACAAAAGTTAAATGGTAGACTTGAAGCATCTAATAATAAGCTTGAAAAGATGAATCTTTCTCCTGCTGAGAAGAAAGTAAAAAGACAAATCATACTTGATCAGTACTATAAAGAATTGAGCAAGCTTGAGAAGTCTTGGGAACAAAAGAGCAAAACTATTAAGCAATTTGGTGGACAAGCTTTAAATGAAGCATTGCTTGGTAAAGAAACATCTGTAAGTATGGAGAATAATCCAGCTGCACCAAATGTAGACATAGATAAAGACTTTAGATTACCAACTGTTAGTTCTAAGGCAGCTGGTCAACAGTTGTTTGAACAAAGCAGAAAGGATCTTCAGGCTGAAGCTAATTACCAACCGGATGAATATACTGTAGATTATAAGTCTAAGTCTAGAGTTAATGATACACAAGGTGCCCTTAACAGCTTTAATGCAGCTGCAAGAGGTGCAACAGGAATCATAGATAGACTAGCTGGTAGAAAACAAGAAGCTCAGATGTATGACAATCTTAATGCAGATAACTTATATGCATCTGATCCAAGCCGTGATAGAGGAGACTATGATACAAACAGTGGATTATACAGACCGGATGAAGAAGGTCAATCTTGGAATAGCAGATCAGCTCAGTATGGTGGATCTATATATGAAGATGGTGGCTATGTGGAAGGGCAAGAAGTATACATGACTGATGATGAGCTAGATGAGTTTTTAGCAAACGGAGGAGAGGTAGAATATATTTAAACCATATTATGTTAAGAAGAGTAAAAATCAAATCAGTACCTAAAGCAAGAACTGGATACCAAGTAAAAGGTTCTTTGGCTAATGATGTTCCGGCAATGGGTGGAGCTGACTATAATGCATATATAGGACAGCAGAAACCTGAAGTAAGAAAGAATCTTACAGCGGTACCAAGAGAACAGGCTAACCTAGAAGCAGAAGGTGGAGAGACTGTAGTTGGTAACATAGATGGTAGCATGATGCCGTCATTCTATGGTATTAAAGGTCCACGTCACCATAGTGGGGGTGTGCCTTTAAGTTTACCGGATGATAGCTTTATCTTCAGTGATACACAGTCAATGAAGATTAGTGACCCAACCATATTGAAAATGTTCAACAAGTCACCAAAGAAAGGTGGTTATACTCCTGCTGAACTATCTAAACAATATGATCTTAACAAGTATAGACAAATACTTCAGGACCAGGATACAGATAAGATTGCAAGAAAGACTGCTGAGTTAATGATTAAGAACTATGTCATGAAACTTGGTGCTCTTGCATTAGCGCAGGAAGCAAAGAAAGGATTCCCACAAGGTATTCCTGTAATTGCACAACCTTATATGGAGGCAAACCAAATTGCTCCAGAACAAGTTATGCCAGAGTTAGCTCAACAAGCACCTGAACAAGCACCTCAACAAGGTATGGAGCAACAAATGCCACAACCAGAAATGGAACAAGGCATGCAAGAAGAGCAAATGCAAATGGCTCCTGAAATGATGGCACAAGCTCCTATGGCAGCATTTGGTATGGAGATGGGTGGATATGGTATTCCTTTCTACAATAATCCAAATGAGATGGCTTATGGTGGAACACCAAGACCAATTAAAAGATACCAAGATGGTGGATTAACTGAGTCTAACTTATCTGCAGATGATCTAAAAGCTATTGAAACCAAATGGAATGGTAACAAGAAAGCTTACATTGATTACATGAATACTAAATCTGGTCTTACAGGTAATACCGCGCTTCTTGATGCTATGTATGAAGAGTATAAAAAAGACATTGCAGATAAAGCTAGTTATACTCAAGGTAAACAGAATGAACAACTTTACTCAGGATACCAACCAGAACTTGCTAAGCTGACTAAAGAACAAATGCTTGAGCAATTACTAGCACAAGAAGAAAGAAATGCTAGACTTAATGCTTTTGGTTTTGACCCTGCTAAAACAGATCAAAGAATTTCTCAGAAAAATAAAGGTAGTAGAACTAACCAACAGGCTTTAGACTTGATTAGCAAAACACCTGGATTATCTGACTTAGACTTTACTGGTGGTTATAAAGGACAAGCCGCATACATTGCTTATAGAAATACTCTTAACAAACCAGAGTTTAAACAACATGGTCAATTCCAAGTAGGAGTTGGTGATGAGACTGTTGGTGGAGTAAGAGGAGCAATTACTGGTATTGATAATGCTAATACTAACACTACACTAGGTCAACGTATAAACTATGTAGCAGGTCAAGCTCCAGCACCAGCACCATCTCCTGAAGATAAACCATGCCCATGTGTTGATCAGAATGGTAAAGCAATGCTTAAAGCTGATGGTACACCAGAAGTTGCACAAAAGGATCCTAAAACTGGTCAATGTTTACCATGTACTAAGAAAGTAGAAACATGTCAGTGTGAGGATGGTTCTGATCCAGGAAAGAATGATGATGGAACATGTAAAGAGTGTGTAGGTTCAGAAGCTGCAGCACCACCAAAACCAGAACCAGAATGGTGGTTACAGGATACTGTAAATACTATGGGTGCATTTGGTGATACAATGAGTCTTAAGAAATATATGCCTTGGGAAGCAAGAGTTGATCTTGAAGAACCAAGACCTACATTCTTAGATCCTACTAGAGAACTTGCTGCACAATCCGAACAAGCTAACATTGCTTCACAAGCTGCTGCACAATTTGCAGGACCTCAAGCTTTGAATGCTAGATTAGCTGGTATTCAAGGTCAAGGTGCAAGATCTGCTGCAGATACTTTATCAAGAATAAATAACCAGAATGTTGGTATAGCAAATCAGTTTGAGGCAAATCAAGTTGGTATTAGAAATCAAGAATCTATGGCTAATCAACAAATGGCTAATAGAGTTTATGATAAGAATGTTATTGCCAACCAACAGTTTGATAATTCTAAAGCACAAGGTAGAGCTAATCAAAGACAAGCTTACAATACTGCTGTTACAAACAAATGGAAAACAGATGCCTTGAATCAAATGTATCCTGACTATCAAACTAGTGCTGGCCCTGGAGGTAAAGTGCGTTACACTCCTACAGATAAAACTGTTGATCCTGGTAAAAGAGATGCAGATGTTCTTGAATACAGAAATACATTAAAAGCTGCAGGATGGACTCCAGAAGAAATTAAAGCCGAGATGGCTAGAAAATTTGGTAAAGGTAAAAAAGGTGGTCAAACTCAAGCTGGATACATCTACACTGACTGGCCTATATTCCTCTAAACTTCAGAGGTTTAGTAAACTTAAAAAATGTTGATATTTTTACATTATAGATAAAACACATTATGGCAACGTACTTACAATCAAGTCCAGGAATATATAAGATTACTAGTAAAACTGATGGTAAGATATATGTTGGTTGTGCATCTAACATAAGAACTAGAATAAATGGACATCTCTATGATTTAAGAAAAGATAAACATAATAATAGTTATTTGCAAAGGGCATGGAATAAGTATAGTGAAGAAAACTTTGTTTTTGAAATAATTGAAAAATGTGATATAAGTGATTTACATTTTAAAGAACACTACTGGGTTAATGAACTTAATTGTCTAGATAGATCAATTGGTTATAATTTAAAACCAACAGATCCTAATGGTAAGTCTGTTCACTCTGAAAAAACAAAAGAAAAATTAAGAATTATTAATAAAGGTAAAAAACCATCTCCAGCATGTATTGAAGCTGGTAAAATATACAATGCTTCAGAAGAATGCAAGATAAATTTAATAGAAGCTAGAAAAAAATTAAAAGATATAGATTTTAATATTGTTAATGCACACAAAAAAAAGTCTATAAAAAATATAATTACAGGTGAGGTGTATGAATCTTTAGCAGTTGCATCAAATATTTTAAATATTCCTAAATATGAATTATCAAGACGTATTTTAGGAAAAAGAAAAAATAATACTAATTTAATTTATTTATAATGAGTACATACCTCCAGGGCGTAACAGATTATATTCCACAGTTTCAACCATTCCAACCGGACTTGAATTTTTATGGTAATATCATGCAGACAAAGCAGACCCAGTATGATAACAACTGGCAAGCTTTAAATAAAATGTATGGTCAATACTATCATGCTGATTTAACAAGAGATGAAAATGTTGAGAAGAAAGAAGGCTATCTAAAAAATGCTGAGTTTGAACTTAAAAGAGTTTCTCAGCTAGACTTGTCATTGGAACAAAATGTAGACCAAGCAACACAAGTTTTTAAACCTTTCTATGAAGACAAGGGTCTCATGAAGGATATGGCCTGGACTAAAAACTTCAACAATCAAGTAGGAAGAGCACAGGGACTAAAAGGTTCTTATGATGAAGCAGAAAGAAAGCAGTACTGGGATGATGGTATGCGGGCAATGGAGTACAAGAAAAAGGAATTCAAAGCTGCTACAACTGAAGATGCAATGTCATTTGAAAATGCTGAGTATACTCCATATATAAATGTTGTTGAGAAGGCTCATGAGATGGCTAAGAAAGAAGACTTATCCATTGAAAGAATTGACTTTAAAGACAACGGTAAGTTTATTGTTAAGACCAAGAATGGAGAAACTCTTACAGAACCTTTACAAAGATTATTTGAAGCAAGATTAGGTAATGATCCTGCAGTTCAGGCAGTATATAAAACACAGGCGTATGTAGATAGAAAAGACTATGCTGTGCAAAATGCAGCTCAGTTTAATGGTGATGAGAATGCCGCAGAGATGAAGTATCTTGAGGACTCATTTAATGTTCTTAAGGAAAAGAATGTAGCAAGATACAAAGCTCTTCAACAAAGTTCTAATGTCTTAACTACTAACATCAAGGATATTGAGAACCAAATCAAAAATGGTACTGCAGGTCCTGCTGCTAAAGAACAGTTGGCTCAATACCAAATGAACAAAGAGATTGTTGACAAGGTATTATTAAGAGCTGAAGAACAACAAAAGGAATTAAATGGTGGTCAGTCTAGTACTGCAACTACCACAACTGGTTTTGTTAATCCTTATGGAGATTTAAAATCACTCAGATGGAAAGTTGACAATGGTATGGCCAGCTTACTAATGCAGAAAGACTTAAATGAAGCTGCAGTATCTTATGCAACTACACACTCTGAAGTAGACCTTGAAGCTAATCCATTTGCAATCTTAGATGAAAAGCAAAAGAATAGTATGCAATTACTTGCTGCTAGAGAAGCTTCCTCTAAAAGAGTAGCTGACTACAAAAGCAAATTAGCTAAGGTTGAAAAGTATGAGGATGGTTTAGTAGAAAACGGTACTCACTACAGAGATGAGAATGGACAAATCAAAGAGTACAAGGACCAACATCAAGTTCACAATGAGCAATTAGAAACTGGTACCAGTACGGATAAGTACAACATGAAAAACAAGTCAAGAGAAATTGACCAACAGACCCATGAGCAATTTGCTGACCCGTACTTTAAAACCATGTTTGCTACTTTACAAAAAGCACAAAAAGAAGGTAAGATTACTGATGCTGAGATAAGTCAAATTCTTGGTTACTCAAAAAATCCAAAGATTACTTTTAAAGAATTTAAAGATAAGTACAATACCTATGGTGCTCAGTGGGCAAGAAATGTCATTGGCCAAAAAGACATGGGTAAAATCAGAAATGAGTTTAATGCTTGGGTTGGTGCAAACAGAGAGACTGATTTATTTAATGCCGGGAATGGTCAGAAGACTCAGTTATATAAAGACATAAGATCCGCTAATACAAACTTCCATGACTACATGCTCTATACTAAGAGTAGTGATGAATGGAAAATAAATACCGCTAAGGCTGTTGAAGCAAGTTTGAAAAGACAGAACTTTAAATATGCTGAATTCTTATATGATAAGAATGGTAATTTAAGAAGCAGAGAACAGTTTTATGCAAATATTCCCAAAGAATATTTAGAGTCAAAACGCACATCAGGTGTACAAACATATGTTGGTGGTAGTTCACTTACTATGGGTACAACAGGAGAAACTATAAAAACTAAGTCAGGATTTGAAAAAGAAATTAATTATGATGATTTAGTAAAAGCAGCAAGTGCTGCGTATTCTAATCCAAAACTTGTAACTCCTCCGGTAAGAATTACTAAAGGTCCTGTTGATCCTGGAACTGGTTTATCTAGTACACAAGTATCTAGTATTACAGTTAATCCTAGAGGAAACAGTGCAGGTAAAGCACACTTTTATGATGTGGTAAGAGACTTAGAAAACTTTGACTGGAACGGACAATCTGATAGAGCTACCTTTAACGGAATAGGTAAAGGTGCTTATGATGGTTGGACAGAGAAGAACAGAAACAAAGAAATGAGATACTTGCTTGATGCTATGAAGGCTGATATGCAAAAAGGTAAAAACAGTAAGTTAAGTTTATTTACTATTTCTGTATCTCCAATTGCCGGTGGTAGAGGTAATAAAGGTGCTATTATTATTAAACCAAATAGGGAGTGGGTTGATCAGTACAGATCATCAACAAAAGGTAAGGACAACTATTTAACCAATGATCAAGCTAATGCTCTGATACAAAATGGTATGAGCTTTATGATGGATGCTAGTAAAATGAAAAATCAGATGTACAGATCTTCATTTGATTCTCCTTTACAAGCATATGTAAATACTCATGAGGAAGGTTATACTTATAAAAACATTGGTGGTGATCCAATGAAGTCATACAAGATTGAGAAAAATGATTTAGGAACAGGTGATTATACAATCACTATGACCTATCCACAGTACAACCCTGAGAAAGGTACTCTTGAGAAAGCTACATATGTGAGTAACAATGTGTATCATGGGACAAATCTAGAAAGCAACAGAGATCAAATGATCTATGGTTACATGGATCAAGCAGATGAAATGAATAGTTACTTGTACAATAACTTTACACGCATTGACTAATGGCAGAAGAAATCTTTAACCCTCTGGATTCACTAGGTCCGGAATATGGAAGTATTAATAGTCCTATACTTGACCAAGTAGGTTTAAGTGCATTTGAAGGTAACGTTCCTAGAACACCTCAGATTGAGTTTCCAAAGCCAGAGAACTATTATCCTACATTAGGTGGTGTACAAAACTTAGACCGTCAGAATGTAAATATTAGACAGAATCTAGTTAGAACTCCTGCTAATAATTCCAGCATTCCCAAAAAGAATGTAAAGGCTTCTGATATAAATGCTGCCAACAAAGCTTACTTAGATAACTTCTTTCAGGCTAATCAAGATAAGAATGCCTACGGTAAAATCTATAGCTACAATGCTGGCCCAGATGGTAATGCTTTCTATAAAAGATATGCTGCTTATGGACAACAAAAATTTGATGAAGTAGGTTTCTCTCCTATTAGAGATAATGAAGCAAACTTTAACTCAAGAACTACAAGATGGGATGACTTCTCAAGAATGATGACTCATTCATTTGTTCCATTGCTTACAAGTGGTTTTACATCAGGACCAAGAAGCCTTATGGCTATGGCTACTGGTGACTTTACCAGTGCTGATTTAGAAGATGCTAGACTATATGAAGAGGCTGCGGCTATTGGTCAATCTAGCAAAGGTGGTGCAATGGGATTCATAAACAATACTGTTATGAACTTTGGCTACACTGCAGGTATTATTGGTGAAGCTATTCTTGAAGAAGCTGCAGGAGCTTTGTTAGCTGCTCCAACAGGAGGGGCTAGTTTATTTGCTGCTACCCTGAATAATTTGCGCAAAGCAAAAACTACCATCAAGGGTTTAGACCTTATGTCAGATGGTTATTCTGCAGTTAAAAATTCTTTGAAGGCATTAAATAATATAACTGATGCCAGAAAAGTATGGCAAGGAGTTAAAGAAAGTACAACTTTAGGAAAGGTTGGTAGGTTTATTAATCCATTGGAGAACACATATGATGCTGTAACAGGTATTAAAACTGCTCTTAAAGCTGGAGATAATATTACTGACTTGGCAATGATCTCAAAAACTGCAGGAGGATTCTATAGAGATATTAGAAATATCAATATGGCATTATCTGAAGCAAGACTTGAGGCCGGTATGACTGAGAATAAAGTATATGACAAGTTGTACAATGATGCCTGGATTGCTAATGATCATAAAGTACCTAGCAATCAAGAGTTAGCTGCTATTGAAAAACAAGCTAAGGAAGCTTCATTAGAAACATTGATGCTTAACACAGGTATCATTCTTGTATCTAATAAAATTACTTTTGGAAATGTAACTAGACCAAGAGGTGGTATCAGAAACTTCATTAAGTCAAGTACAGATGAGCTATATGAAGTAGCTGCAAAAGAAGGTGCAAAAGACTTTGGTAAACTTGGTAAAGTAATATACAACCAAGCTACTAAAGCATTTGAATTCCAAAAAAGAAATCTTGCTACTTGGGCAAAAGGCTGGACAAAAGACCCTATCTACAAATCAGTAGCAAATACTGTGGGTTACTTTAAAGCAAACTTTATAGAAGGTGTCCAAGAGAACTTGCAAGAGGTGATTGCTCAAGCAAATGAAAGATATTATATTGACTCATATAAAAGCCCGGCACTACAAGCAAGCTTATATTCCAAAGCTGTAATTAAACAAGGCTTACAACCTAAGGAAGATTACTACTATGATGGATTAAAAGACCAGTTCAGTGCTCAAGGTGCTGAGACATTTGCTTCAGGTTTATTCATGGGTACATTAGCCGGTCCATTAAACAATGCTGTTCCTTTTCTAAGTTCTTCCTACAATAGAATCTTTGATAAAGAGGGTTATGCTGAGTGGAAGAATGCACAAATGAATATAACAGAGGGTTTAATTGAGCAATTGAATAACCAAAGCTTAGCTGAGCATTTCTCTGATGTGCATTTTAATGTAGGAGCTCAAGACCTTATCAGTAAGATAAAGAATTCTGGTAGTAAGAAAGCTGGTTTAGATGCTGAGATGGAATCTTATATCCAAGGCATTGACTTGATGAGAAGTACAGGTTCTACATATTTGTTTAAAGAAAAGCTAGAATCATTAAAGGATGCTACTGATGAAGAGTTTGCAGATGCTATTGGTATTGATGTAAAAGATGCTGACAAATATAGAGCACGCATTGATAATGCAATTCAAAGAATTGATAGTATCAATGATACTTATGATAAAGGAGAAAAACTTTTTCCAAGTCCGGCAAATCCAAAAACACTTGGTCTAGATGAAAACTCTGATGAGTATAAAGCAAAAGTACTTGCCTACAATGCTCATCACACAGCCATTAAAAACTTAGTATTCTTCAATGAAGCATTTAAAGATGCTATGGGAAGAAGAGTTGCTATCCAAGAAAAGTATTTATCAAATACTGAACTACAAAAAGCAGGTTACACTGAAGGAGCTCTTTTATTCAAACCAGATCAAATGGTTAATGAGATTGCACTAGCAGCTCAGGAACTTCAGATGGAGATGGATACTACAAAAGATCCTAAGAAAATAAAAGCACTTGAGTCTAAGATAGAGGTTCTATCACAGTATGCTGATGCACATTCTAAATTTGATTTATTCTTCAACAGACATCAGTTTGCTGAAGAGTACAAAGCTGAATTAACTAAAGAACTTAAAAGAGAACCTACTGCAGAAGAGATTGCTGACAGAATGGAACAAGAGATGGGTTCATTAGATGATTCTCAAATGAAAGAAGCTTTTATTGACAACCTACAAAAAGCTCACAACAACTACATCAAATCACTAGCTAAGGATAAAGGAGAGATTGTCTTTGATAGAGACATGGATGAAGCCTTTGAATTGTTAATGGATTACTACAAGCTTGGTCAAGAAGGACAAAGCTTAGCTAAGTATATTGACCATTTGCATAATCCTGAGAACTTCTATGACTTAGTATCCAAAAATGCTAAGTGGATGGATCACCAGTATAACAAAAGAATTAAGTACTATGAAGACCTTATTTCATCTGAGATAGGTAAGGTAAGAGATAATGCTTTCTTAAATAAGTTATATGATGCGGGTTATGTAATGAGTCAAGAAGACATGTTGGCTTACTTAGGTAAAGGCAACATGCCTCCCAAAGAGATATACAACCACACTACTCAAGAAATTTATTTAGAAGGTAGCCCGGAGTATGTAAAGATATATGAAGAGTTCTTTAAGAAAAGAGCTGAGCTTAAATCAAAAGCTAAACCTAAAAAAACAGGTATAGTAAAAGCTAATTATGAGAAACAACTGGCTGACCTTGAGACTGAAAAAGAAGCTGCTATAGCTGCTTTACCTACTGAGCAAGTAAGAGTTGATGGAGAGAACATGAAAAAGAAAGGTAAAAACAAAACCTTATCTTTTGATGAAGTCTATGACCAACTTGAGAATGAGCAGTATGTAGAACTGTCTTACAAAAACATGACAGCTCCTATAATCTATTATAAGGATGCTAATGGAGATGTTAGACTTGAGGGTCCAGAAGGAGATTATGTAGACTTAGAAGACATCTCAGTTAGGTTTACAGAGGCTAAGAAGTTTACTTATGAGGAACAACCTAATCCAGCTGAAGTAAAGAAGATTGAAGATGCCTTTAAAGTAAAGAGAGATGCAATCTTAGATGCTTACAATGAGGATAAGAAAATCCTTGAGGATGAAGCAGAGTTTGAAGAGATAGATCAGAATACTGATTTAAACACAGCAGACTTGAAAGAGTTCAGAAACATGCTGTATGAAAAATATACTGACTATGTAGAAACACTTGATGAAGAAGAAAAGGAAAGACTATATGATGATCCTGAGGTATTCAATCAAGAGTTTGAAGAGTGGACAAAACTTCCGGAAAACAAACAATACTTTGATAAATACAATAAGCAAAACAAACCTGTTGCAAAAGAGGATGCTGTATTTACTTTTGAAGGAGAAGATATTGACACTAAAGATTATACTTTACCTCAGTTAATTAGATACAGAGATAACTTAAATGATAGAATTACTGAAATGGAAAAGGATGAGCTTATGGCTACTCCTGAAGAAATTGAAGAAGGTAAAGATATTAAGAGAGCTTATAAGACTGATATCAAAACCCTAAACACTGTTATCCAAAAAAGACAACTTGCTGGATTCTCACCTGTTATTAAAGAAGGTATCAAGAAAATTCAAAAACTTCTTGAAGCACAGAAAGGTGTTGAGCCAGGATACTTGTTGACAGCAGATGATCCAGTAACCGGATTAAAAGCTGGAGAAAAAGCATACCGTGTTGATGGTCTTGTACACAGAAGAACTACTAATGCCATACAAGATGTTATTGAAGAAGAGTATGAGTACACAGGTAAACAAGCTGTAGAGAAAGCATTTAACCTTACTATTGGTGAGTTAGGTCTTAATGATAAGTCTATAAGTTCATTTATGTCTCAGATGTCTGCTCTTTTAGAAACAGACTCTTTACCTGGAATGAATCAAGATCTTCTTGATGAAGTTGAAGCTGAGTTAAAGTCACTTAATGGCAAGACTGTTGAGCAAATTAAACTTGAGAAAGATCAAAACAAGATCTTCAAGCAAATTGATAAGATCAATGCTGACATTGAAAAGGCTGAAGAAGATGGTAATGCTACAAGAGTACAGAACCTAATCCAACAGAGAGCTGAGTTGTATCCTAAGCTTGCTGAACTTGATTCTAAAATAAAAGGTGATCAACCTGCTGCACCAGTTGATACAGAAACAAAAATTACAAAAGTAATATCTTCTGAAATTGTAGAAAAAGGGAACACAAAAGGTCAAACAATAACTACAACTCAAACTAATTCTATAAAAGATCTAGAGGGTGTAATAATTAGTGTAACAGAGTACGGAGCAAAGATTGGAGATACTAGAGTTTCTTCAGGAGGTAGAAGAATGACTTTTAAAGAATTCAAAGAAGAATTTCCACTAGATGAAGATTATGAAAAACTATTTGAGGATTGGCCAGATTTAACTGATGATACAATAATTACAGTACAAAAAGTAGAAAGAAGTCCTACTAGCTCAAGGTTTAAGACTGTTGTAACTATTGTTAGCCCTGTATTAGGGGATAAAATGTATGTAACAATTAAACAGGATACTACTAAATATGATGCAGAACTAGCTGCTTTAGAACAGCCTGCAACAACTGCTCCGGCTGAAACTATAAACACTCACACAACTTTTGATATCATCATGGATATGATATCTGAGAAGAGTTTTGAGGATGGTAGAATTGCAGGTAACTTTGCTGACCTTGCTAAAGACTATTTAGAGAGTGGTGCTAAACCTGTGTTTAATGAGAAGCTAATTAGCCAAGAAGCATATGACAGTTTATTTGATGAGAGTACAGGCTTCCTGACTAAAATCAAAAGAATGGTTGATGCTGGTGAGATGTATCTTATTGGTAGAGATTTAGTTGTTTATGACTCAGATATCACAAGACCTGATGGTTCTAAAGATAGAATTGCTGGGGAGATTGACTTATTGTTAGCAACAGAAGATGGTATCATGATTGTGGATATCAAGACTGGTACTGCTACTAAGTGGAGAAACTTCAACAAAGTAAAAAGAACTGAAGAGGATAAAGTGTATTCTAAAAGAGAAGAGTATACCTTACAACAAGGTGCTTATGCTACTATGTTAGAGAACATGATTGAGGCTCCTGTAACTATTGCTTTACTACCTATTGAAAGAAGTTCTAATGCCGAAACTAATCAAATGGTTACTGCAGGACAACCAACTAATAAAGCTGTTTACAATACTGTAGAGTATGAAAAGAACCTAGATGGCTCATATAAAAGAAATGATGTTGGGCAATTAGTATTTAAACAGACTAATGACAAAGCATACAAGTTCTTTATTCCATTATACAGAGAGCCTGTTCAAGATAAACTTAATATCTTATTCCCGCAAGGTGCTGTTAAACTAATTCCAGGTCTTGAGTCTGTTGCTAAAAAACAAATGGACTCTTACAAAGCTCAATTGGATAAAGTTACTGCTGAAAATACTAAAGCCAATGTAAAAACATTAGATGGTATTGAGAAGCACATGACTGAGTTTGCTGCTAAAAACAATATTGCTATTCCTGATGAGTTGACTAACTTAATTAAATTTAAGAGAGCTGACTTAAACAAAGAAGGAAGCATGCGTGTGATCAACAATGTGATCAACAAATATCAAACAACTAAAGACAGCAGCCAACAAAGAATTGATAAGATAACTGATAAGCTAAGCAAGCTTAAAACTAATGTTAGTTTTGATGAGATTGACTTAGATCCTTACAGTGAGTTTATTCAAGAGCAGTTGGAAGCAGATGAGCAATTTGAAAGCAGATTTAATACTCATGAAGAATACTTTGCAAACAGAACAAGTGAGCCTACTGCTGGACAATTAATTGCAGCTGAAACATTACATCTTTCTGGCATACTAACAGATGAAGAGTATAATGCAATTACTATTGATAAGTATAATAGCTCAGAAGTATCTGAATTAATTCATGAAAGTGTCAAAAGAATTCAGTATCTTAAGGTAAACAGTGCTACTGATAAACAAGCTGCAGAATTAGCTGACTACCAAAAAGAGATCTTTAACTTGATGTTTAATACTAAATGGCATGCTTCTAATGTAAGCACTGTTTCTGTACTAGAAGACATCAAAGAAAATCTTGACCAGGGTTATATTAAACCTGCAATAGACATTTTAGATCTTGAGTTAATGAAGCTGGAGAAGCTATTAAACTCTCCATACATCAAAGACACTGAGAAGAAAACTGTAACTACTAAAATCACGGACTTCAATGCCATGAAACAGGCTATTGTAGACATGACAGGTTATGTTGAAGAAATGTTTGAAACTCCAGTAGATATGGAGGAAGAAGGAGAGCTTGAAGAGTTTGAATCTGTTGGTAGTGAGCTTGAAAATAACTACCCTGTGGGCACAAAAATTTATAAGAAAAATGATAACTTTGATGAATACACTGTTGACAAAATAAATGATGATGGAACTGTGGTTTTAGCTGATGCAAACGGCAAACCAACTACCCACAGAATGGATACACTTGGCAGAGATTATTTAACTGAACAAGAAATGATGGGAGAAAAACCAGAAGATACTTCATATGAAACTACTCCTGTAGAGGATAGTCATCTTGAAGAATCACAGGGCACTGTAGATCAATTTATCACAACACCTGCACTTAAAGACAAAGCACATGAAGAAGGTATGAAACAAAGCCTTGCTTCAATTGAAAAAGATTTAATAAAAGAAATTAAAAACTGTCAGTAATGATCACTTGTTCAATCAATAATCCTGAGATTGTAAGCTTACTATACAAACACATCACTGCACAATTAAAAGCATCTTCTAAGGAAGATAATTTTGACCATGAGGCATACTTGAAAGACATGTATAAAAAGTTTGCGGAAGCTACTTCACCTGAGGTAGCTGCTAAATATTTACAGTCTGTACCAAGATTGATTATTGATGCGGCAAATACATACTTTGAAGAGCTAGAGAGTGTTAATCTTACTGCTCTACAAAAGCTTAACAAAAGGTTTAAGGCAGATAATGGTATTGCCAATGTGATTGACACACTTAGTGTTAAGGCTGACAAAGCTCAAAAAAAAGCTGAGATTAAACAGAAGAGAGCTTTGAAAGCTAAGGTAAATGAAGTACCTATTCCTGCTGAAGTAAAAGTTAAAGAACCAACTAGATTCCAAACCTGGAGTCCAATGAGTGGTACTCTACAAAACTTTGTTACAATCAATCCTAACAAGAAGCGCAAAGGTTTTGTCTATGTAGAAACTGTTGCACAAGATAAGGTGCACATTATCAAAGGGTTAGCTAAGATACAAGCTGCTCAAAACATGACAGATCCTACAAACGGAGTTGTTATTGATGGTAACAGATTGATGTTTAAGGCATCTAATCTAGACCAATTTGCAACTGGACCAAACTATTCTTTGCTTGATGCAGATACATTAAAACAAATTGTTGAATCAAGAAGTATCAGAAAAAAGCTTAAAGAAAAAAAGATCAAGCAAGAAGATATAGACCCTAACATTGCACAGGTAGAGCAAAGAGTAATCTTACTAGTTACTAATGAGTTTGGGCAAACAATGTACTTTGATGACAACGGAGACATCACCACTAAAGAGAATGGTAAACCTATTTACCAATTCTTAAGAGTTGCTAGAAAAACTAATGATGGTAAGTATACTGTAAGAGACATCTATAACAAAACAGATCAAGTTCTCAACCCTAAACAAATTGCTAGACTTACTTATAACAAAGAAGCTGATGGTGAACCTAATGCTTATCTAAGAATGGTTGAGAATGTACAGCAAGAGCAAATGAAAGAGCTGTATGACCTTCAAGAAAAAGCATTAAAAAACCAAGCTCCTTTGTTACCAATTACTGGTATAACAAATGGTATCCCGGCAAACTTGACAGCAACAAGAATATCTCTCAAAGACTTGTTGAATTTCCCTAACATGACAAAGAATGTTTACAGAACCATTAAAACAACTTCTAAGGGTACTGATAAACTAGAGAGTGGAGAAGCTACAATTAAAATTAATGGTACTGTATTTAAACTTGACAGACCACTGATTACTGAAGATATTGCTACAGAGATTGCACAGGTGCTTACTAATCCTAAGATAGAGTACGCTGCTAAAAAGAAATTTGTTGATCAGTTCTTACCTACATCTTTAGACATAGACGGTAAGACTAGAAAGTACAAGATTGTGTATGATCCATCTGAATTATACTTGTACTTTAATATCTATAAGGACCATGGTTTTAAAAACCCAGTAGGTAAAGGAAAGAATCTTTCCAACAGCATATTAGTAAAAGCAGCTCCTGAAGAACTTAAAGCAATGCAAGATGACATTGTAAAGGTATTGATGGAGGGTGGCTTTGATCTTTATGGTAAAAGAAGCTTTATCAGTTATGACAATGATGGCTTAGCTTCTAAGAAATATCTAAGATATGAAAATGGTAAGTTTGTATCAAAAAGCTACACTGACTTCTTATCTCAATCTGAAGCAGATATTTTAATTACAGGGGCTGACCCAGGATTCTATAACTATGTAGTAAACTTTGATACACCGGAAAGCTTGCTTGGTAATGCTATTGAAAACACAAGTGATGTAAACATTAAGCCTACAGCATATAAAAATACAAAGGATAGAGTTGTAGAAAGACTCAAAGAAGGTGAAGAAATAAGTGGTAAGATTGACCAGTTCTTTACTAAGAAAACTCTTTGGGATGTATTTGAGCAGGACGGTAATCAGATTAGTTTTTATAATATCTCTGATAGAAAGCTTACTGATGATGACAAAGGAAAAACTGTTACTCTTGTGCTTAATCCTGAGATTAAAACAAAAGACGGTAAAGTATTCACGGATGTAGTTCAGGTATACTTAGGTACTGAGTTTATTGGTAATGTAGCTGAGACTGACTTTGCTCCAGAAAAAGAAGTTAAGACTCCGGAGAGAGTAGAGAAGAAAACTAAAGAAGCAACTGAGGCTGATATCATTGATAATGTAACAGTTCCTGGAGCACAAAATCCAACTAATGTAAACTCTGCAGTAGGAAAAATATTTACAGAGGACAATATAGATGACATTGATCTTGATGATGATATATTCAAAGGATTAGATAGAAAAGGATTTAAGAAAGAGTTCATCAATCCTGTTAAGATCCGTGAAGCAAAAAGATGGTGGAACAGTCCTGAGATAGCTCCATTAAGAAATCTTATTAGCTTACAACATGCTGCTAACTTAGTTAACTCTGATGTATATGCAACCTTTATTGCTCATGCAAGTAATCTTGCAGATCCAAACGGAAAGATAGCAAGCATTAATGTAAACACAAGCAAAGGTTCTGTATACCAGAACTTGACTATATACCATGAGTCTTGGCACGCATTCTCTCAGTTATTCTTAACTAAAGATCAGAAGATTGCATTGTACAATGAATTAAAGAACTACACTACACCTGAAGGTAATCAGCCTTATGCTACCAAGTCATTCCGTGAATTGGAAGAGATGTTAGCTGAGGACTTTAGAGACTATGTAAAAACAGGTAAGGCTAAAAAAAATGCTCCTAAAAGAAATAGCATCTTCAGAAGAATTGTTGAATTCTTGCAACAGCTATTTGGTAAAGTACTTAAAAAGTTCAATAAGAAAGAAGTACAGATTGATAGCTTGAATTCCCCAATGGCTAAAGAGTTGTTTGATAAACTTTACTTAGGTAAGTTTAACAGCTATTCTCCTCTGATAGACAATGTGATGATGTATGAGTTGGACCGTGGTGTCAGACAAGTTACTAATCCAAGAGAGGATGCTTTAAGCCCACAAGACTCTGAACTAGCTGTAGACAGCATTGACAGTATCTTTTCTCAACTAATAGATGACATCTATACCAAAAGAAAACAAGCTGCTGAACTTAAAGGTGAACTTGACAATGGTTTAAAGGCTGCATCTATAGTGATGCTTGTTGAACCTGCTAAGAGAGCCTGGATGTATGAAAAAGCTAAAGGCAGACTTGAGGCTAAACTTAAAGCAGAACAAGATAAGCTTGAGACAACTGAAGCTGACATAGACTTTAATAGTATTAATACAATAGGTGAGCTTAAAAAACAAGCTGCTGCTGTTATCAAAGCTAAGAATGGTGAGGACAAATATGTGTTCTTGGCATCTCAAATCAAAGACTTTACCAACCTATCGGCATCTAACAAGAAAGGTCAGAGAGTAAGAGGTGAAAACTATTATGATACTATCAAGATTGTTGGAGACTTCTATACCCATAACACCATTAAAAAAGGTAAGGGTCCGGCTGATATCATTATTGTATCAAAGCTTGCTGATGCTGAAGCTCAGTTTGAAAACTATAAAGCAAGTAAGGCAAAGAACTTTACTAAGATTACTATTAATCCTAAGATTAATGATATTGTTTTAACTGAGAACCAAGAGTTTGTTAGAGACAATGTTAGAATTCTACAGCAAATACTAGGTAACTGGGGTGATGAAAAATCCGGTATGGTTAAATACCATATGGAAAAATCAGACTATGAGATTGGTAGAGCTAAGTATGAGGTTGGATATAATGAGCCTGTAAATGAAGAAGGAGAAACTGTTGATGCAGAAGTCAATGTGGGCACTGAAGAAATGAACAATGACCTTCTTCAGGGTAAGCTTTCTTTACAGCAAATGATGAGTAAGGAAACTACTTACCTTCTCAAAAGTTTATTTAAAGTAAACAAAGACGGGTCTACTCCAACAAACAGATTGGGCTTTAAGGAACGTGCTGATTTCAACACTGTGTTTAGCATTTTGGCTAGAACTATTGGCGGAGAAAGAGACAGGTATGTAGCTTATGAGAAACTAAAAGAAGAGTCAGAGAAGTTTCCTGAGATCAAACAACTATTTGATACCAAGTATCCAAACCCATCTACTACCAAAAACAAATTTGAAATAGAAATAAGCAGAAGGTTCTTACAAGACTTTGGTAAACCAAGAATCAAGTACATGCAGTTATTTGCATTTGTTGATGAGGACACCAAAGGATATAACTTCCAAGTTAAAGAATCATCACTCTCTATTGATAATACTTTGAACCGTTGGGAGGCAGGCTTCAAAAGCTCACCTAAAACAGAATACATTTCTAAGACAGCTGAGAATGTCTCTATGGCAAATCTCAATGCCTTAGTAAAGAAGTTTTCTACTAATGATGAATTAGCTCCTAAGGACTCAATAGAATTTGCAAAAGCAATTGGTATTGGTCTTGATAGCAATGACAATATTAAGAATGCCATTGAAGAGAACCCGGATTACTATGGTCTTGCTTATATCTTTGATGTTGTTAAAGGCTTCCAAGAATTAGGTAAGTCAGAACAACTTACAGCTACTGAGCTTAAGTATTTGAAAATGTTTGTTGAGAACCCTATTCAGACTCTGAGAGAAGGTATTCCTGCCAACATTATAACAACTATCAAAGGTTCTGTAAAAGAGCTTACACAGTTAAAGAGACTTGCTGAGTTGCAAACTAAGTATGGTTATGACTCTGCAACTACCGCTGTTATCCGTGCAAATGGAAACACTGCATATCAGGATATGAACTGGAGCACATTTGCTGCTAAAGTATATGCAATTAATGCTGTCACAGATATTAAACAACTTTGGACAGATTCAAGATATAACTACATGTCTTATCTTGACCCAACCATAAATACACACACAAGACACTTGAAAATGATTTCAAGCTTGTTTGATGATGGTGTTAAGATTGATGGTAAGAGTTTATTGTATGCTGCAGTTGACGGTACTTCTATGAAGGATGCTTCTGGTGATGATGTAGGTAACAACACAACTGAGCTTGACCCTTATTCTAAATTCCTCCAAGAGTTCCACACAATGAACTTGGCCGGAGTTGCTGAATTCCCAAGAACATCTGAGAAGAAATTCTCTTATGGTGTTAAAGTAATGGGTGGTATTGAAGGTAATCCTGTAGGTACTATAACCAAGGGCTCTGACAAAAATCTATATGTAGACTTGAATATGTTTACAAAACTAGATGTAAAAGGAAGAAGCCAAGGTGAGATGTATGCTATTGGTAACTATTTATTTGGTTACTTACAAGGAGAGTTTGATAGAATCAAAAACTTCAGAGGCCCATTAAAAGATCAGTACCTAAGAGCTACAGGTTATAACAATAAAGTTCTAGATGATGATGGCAATACAGTATTTGCAGGACAAGTATTCTCAGCATTTGATAATGTATTAAAACCAGAGACTAAGAAAGCTTTATACCAACTAGCTGAAGAGCAAATTGATGTTGACTTAATTGACTACTTAAATGGTAATCAACTCAAGACAGATATAGTTAATGAGATGTTGGCTTATTTTAATGAGAAGACACAACAGTTAGATGAGTTATTCTTATCTAAGTTTAAGTTCATCTCTAAGTCAATGTTTGAAAAGTTAGGCTACAAAGCAGAAGAGCTTACTAATCAAAAGTTATCTGAGCTTAGAAACAATCCTACCATAGTTAACCAGCTATTAAAAGCATATCAATACAATGACTGGATTCATAAGTATGAGTCTTCTATCATTATGTTTGGTGATCATGCTCAATGGAACCATGACAAAGAAGACTGGTCTAAACGTATCCCTGGATTAACTTCAGATGGTACAGGCTTTATCTTTGATGAAGGTATGGCAACATTTATTAATGATGTCTTTAACAAAGAAACCTATGCCACCAAGTTATCAGAAAAAACTGGTAAGGAATATGATAACTATAGATTCTCAGAAACAATTAATACATCTGTCATTAGAGATGCTGTAAGAAAAAGTATCTATCTAAAAGATATGATTGAGGCATGGAGAGAAGAGTATGATGAGGCTGGTTATAGCACTGAGGAAATTGAAAAGATGCTCATAAATGATATTAAAGCTTATGAGGAAATGAAAGAAGGAGATGGTATGGCATACATGACATTTGATGCATACCGTACACTTCATGAAACAGGCAGAGGTTGGTCATTAGCTCAGGAAGAATTATATCAGAAAATCATCAATGGTGAAACAGTAAATCCTAAAACAGTTAGAGAATACTTCTCTGTATATAAGCTGCATTACTTTGGTGCTGTTAAAAATGATATCCTACCAATTACTGCAATGCACAAGTTTGCCGTAATTCCATTGATCCCAGGAGTAAATGCAAAAGAAGGTTCTGAGCTAGACAAGTTGCATAAAATGATGTTGAAACAAGACGTTCAGTATGTAACATTTGACTCAGGATCTAAAGGAGCTAACTTAACTGCAGATGGTACACTAGATGACATCTTTACAAATGATACAGATAAAGCTATCAAGGATAAATTAGATGCAGAAGGTGAGTATGAATTCCAGCTTACAAAAAATCCAATTTACTTAGCTAACCTAAAAGAAGTAACAGTTATCAATGAGCACTTTAAAGGTGAGTTGCCAATTGCAACACAAACCAGAGGTATCATTATTGACAACTTGTATTCTAATGGTGAAGTAAAAAATGCTAAGAATGCTGAGCTACTCAATTCTTACAACCAAACAATTAGAGATTACACAGACATCTTAAAAGAAGACTTACTTAATGAAGTTGGCTTTGAGTTTATAGATGGTCAGTATGTTGGTAACCTAACAGAGTTTGTTGAAGTAATCAGAAGAGAGTTAGAAAACAGAGACACTCCACAACACTTAGTTAAGCTTATCAATACCACTGAAGACAGACAGCTTGCAATGGACTTATCCTTGCACCCGGAATCTGATAGTATTGAAAAGCTATTGATGAGCTTTGTTCAGAAAGGCTTGATCAAACAGGTTACAAATGGTGAGCCTTTAGTACAAACACCAAGCACATTTACTAATGGTATTTGGGATACAGAGTATGCAGTTCTTACTGACCCTGAAGAAATCAAAAAACTGTTAGGTACAAACACTCTTCCTTTCTATATTAGAAACAAGGGTAAGAGAAGCACTGAAATGAAAGTGGCTGTTGCATTGCAAGGAGACTATGTCAATTTGTTAAATGCAAAAGATCTTGATGGTGTTACTGTAGGTGATATTGACAGATTGAATGAGCTTATTAAAGATCCTGTGTGGTTTGAAAAACACCGTGAGGCATTAACAATGTTCGGTCCAAGGATTCCTAATGATGCTACCTCAACTATTGAGGCTGCAACTGTATGGCATTTCTTGCCTGAAGCATTTGGTAACAGCATTATACTCCCTACTGAGATTGTTGGTAAAGCAGGATCTGACTTTGATGGTGATAAGTTGTTTATGAACATGACTAATATCAACAGTGATGGTTCATTACCACAACCTATTGAGAACTTTAAAAGTGTATTAGCTCAAACTAAAGCATTAGAAAAAGAAGCAGCAGAGAACAATAAAAAGCTTCCAGAAGGAATGATGTCATCTAGAAAGTTGATCAGTATCCAGAAGAAGTATTTGCAGAACAAGTATAAGAACATCTCAGTTGAGATCTTAATGCTTCCTGAAAACTATGCATACTTGACTAAACCAAATGGTACTTATCTTGTGGATAAGTATGTAGAAGGTCTTGAGAAGAATAAAGTGGGCTATGACAAATATAAAAATGCTCACAAACAACCTGCTAAAAAATCAGTTAAAGGTGAAACTGTAACAAGTCCTACAAGAATGTTTGAAGCAGCACACAACTTATATGTGCATGAAGCAAACTTATCATTAGAGCCTTCATTGGGTATCATGGCCAAGTTATCAAAAGGGCACCCAATTTATAAGTCTATTGGTGCTAAGATGCCGGCTAGTTATAGAGTTATTTCTTTTAACAAAAGATTGAATAGAAGTATAGAGTCTGGTATTAAGCTACCTGTGGTAATGAGATTTGCTCATAATGAAACTACTAACTCAAAAGGTGAGACTGTTATTTCATTAGGTGGAGAAAGAACCCAATTAGGCACAAGAATTTCAGATGTAATTTCACATGGTCTACAAGGTATCTTAGATAGAGCTAAGAACCCGTTCCCATTTGTACTACAATTGGTACCAGAAGGAATGGATGTGTTCAGTTATATGATTCAAGCCGGTGTTTCTGAAGAAGAGATATTCTATTTCTTAAACCAGCCGCTTGTAAAACAGTACTTTGAAAATCAGAAGATTCAGAACAGTGCTTACTATGAAATCCTTAATCCAGGTAAGAATGCTACAAAGAGTCAAGCTTACACAGGACTCATAGAAAAAGTACTTGACTCACAGGGTAAAGATGCTGTTAAAGCTATTAGTGATAAAGTAAATGAAGCTAAGCTAAGAGCATTGCTTGATGTACTTAAGGTGAAGAACCTAGATAAAACATTTAGCATAGCATTATCTGGGAAAACTCCTGCAGACATTAAACTCAGTACTTTGATAAAAGCCTTGAATGACAAAAGCATTAAGGCAAGTGATGTAATGAAAATTGCATTGTCAAAGGATGATATGTCTGTAAACAATTATATCTATGGGTATTCTTCTAAACTTGCAAGTGCTGAAAACTATGTCTTCTTTACAGACTGGTTATCAAAAAATTATCTTCCAAATGGTAAGATAAACATGAGTGTGCTTGATAATGCCGTTCAAAAGAATGACTCAAAAAGCATGCAAGCTCTTGCTATATTTATGAACTTCATAGAACTTGAGAAACAGTTCCGTGGAATGAAAGACTTGCAACAGCAGTTTTCTCCTGATACAGCTAAGCTTACAACAGTGCAGCAGGTTATCAAAAGAATGGAGATGTACAAAGAGTTGGCTAAGTCATCAGCTATTGATCAGGAGTTTTTAACAAAGCTATTTAAAGAATCTATCATATCTTCTTTTAACCAAGATGAGTTGATCAGAGATATCATTACTCCTTTGTTTGGATTAAAGCTTAATGACACAGTAACTGATTTTATTAATGCCACACTCTTGGACCCTGCTGAATCTGCAACTATTAGACGAAAATTTGGGTTTGGTGTAGATGGTCAAGAAAGATTTACCAATCAGTTTAACAATGGGTACATCAATAGTATCTTCCAAAACTACCAATCCAATTTTACAAATAAGAATGGTGAGTTTGTAAACTTCCCGGATGTCTATGATACTCAAGATGTTATAGTAGATGATACTATTCCTTATGATGCTATTGTAGTAAAAGAAGGTATTGCAATTAATACCAAGCAGATTGAGAAAGACTATGCAACAAAAGCATACCTTACAATTAATGAAGACCCTGACAACTATGCTAGTAGAGGTTTGGATACTTTTACTTTAAAGCAAGATCCATTTGATACTCTTGCCAGTTACTACCGTTATGTAATTGAAAGAGCAGTACTAAGACAAAACAATCCTATTGAAAGCTTAGAAGAAAATAAAGCTTACAAAAGATTAGTTGAGACTATGGGTGAAGAAGCTGGTTATGAAAGCTTCCTTTCTGAGAAAGCCTTAATGAAAAGCTTTAACTATGCATACATCATGGGTAAAACCAAGTATAGTTATACTGATGCTGTGATGGGAATCATCAATGAGTTTGAGAGTCTTAATATCAAAGAGACTTATCCTATCCTTGCTAACTTATCCCCGGCTCCTAACAAAGAGAATGTAAAAATCTTACAGCTCAATAATAACAAAGAAGCCCAAGGTAACCTGGCTACAGCTTATTATACTAACTTGAAACAATTAGCTGACCGCACAATTGATAAGGTAAACAACAGAGCTGACAATGAAAGAATCTCTGAGATCTTTAATGTATTCTCATTGATGATGTATTATCAACATGGTGTAGGTAAGAGCAAGTTGTCATTCAACAAAGTGTTAGATCCGGCTGCTTATAAAAACCTAATGGTTAGAGCATCACAACAGTTCCAAAACAACTACTTGAACAATGAAAGCTTATCTAGAGTACTTGCTGTTGTATCAAATCAGGCTAGGTTTAAAAACTATTTAGTGGATACTGAAGGCTTTAGAAATAAAGAGTATGCAAACACTGTAGTACCTGTTTCAAAAAATTCTTTTGAGGTTCCTGCTAACTTTACACCAGGCAAAAGAGTTGTCTTTGAAGAAGATGTCAATGCATTCTTGGACCGTGTTTCTAAAAATGGTGGTAAAAAACCTAACAAACACTTCACAGCCAAATCTACTTTCAGTGCTTTCTATAATAATGGTACTGGTAAAAGAGAACCCATGCCACAGTCTGCTATATGGGTATTGAATGACAATGGTCTATATGATATGATTGATCAGGATCCGGAGTCTGGAGAAGTGTACTACCAAAATGTAGACCTTACTACAGGCTTACAAATGATTGGTCAAGTAGAAGGTGGTGAAGAGGGGCCTTTGGAAAAATCAATTGAAGTTAAAGAAGGTGTGCAAGATGTATTTGACTCTAATCCTGAATTAGCATCTATAGGAACACTTGAACAATACTCTCAATACTTAGATACTATATTTCCTAATAGTAAACTAAAAGATATTGTTTATAGAAATGAAACAAAGAAAAAAGGTTCACTTTTTAATAATTTTAGAAAAGGAAAGGATACCACTAAATTTGATAATGGTTTTTATTTTACAACTAAAAAAGGAGCAGAAGATTGGTCTGGTTGGCGATGGATGCAACTTGCAGGAAGTGAGGAGGAAGATACTTTTGATAACAAAATATTTCAATATATTTTAAATACAACCAATCCTGTAACTGAGTCTTTCAAACAGTATTTTGAAGATAATCCTGACAAAGGGTTTAAGTTTTATAAAGAAGAAGTTGAAGAAGCTATTAAAAATAATAATGATGCTTTAATTGCTAAGGATGTAAAAGATATAAGTAATGAAGATCAATTTATAGTATTTGAACCAGAACAAATACATATATTAGGAACTGAACAAGATATAGAAGGATTTAAAAGTTTTGTTTCTAAAATATCTACTCAACCATCCACTGGTGTTAAACCTGCAGATTTTACTAATCATTCTGGTGGTGCTGCTGGTTCAGATACACAATGGGATATTATTGGTAAAGAGTTTGGAATGGTAAATAATAAACATTACTATACCGGAGTAAAAGGACCAGGTAATGCACCATTAGGAAATGAAGATATTACAGATTTACCAATAGCTATAGAAGGAGCAAGTAAAGTTGCTCAAGCTGCTAAACAGATGTGGGGGTATAAGTACACTACAATGAAAGATCAGAGACTGATCAGAAATTGGGCGCAAGTTGCTAATTCCGATGCTGTATTTGCAATTGGTACATTAGGTAAAGAAGGTGATATTTGGAAAGGAGATGAAAAATCTAATGAACCAAGAAAGCTTCTTAAGTTTGCGGTACAAGGTGGTACAGGATATGCTGTGGAAATGGCTATACAAGCTGGTAAACCAGTTTATGTATTTGATCAAGTAAGAAATCAATGGTATAAGAATCTTAATGGTGAATGGTCTAAATCTGAAGTTCCGGTTCTTACAAAGAACTTTGCAGGTATTGGTACTAGAGAAATCAATAAAGCTGGTAAACAAGCTATCAGAAATGTTTATGAAAAAACTTTTAGTGAAGCTACTCAATCTACTGAAACACCCAAAGGAGAAGAAGTTAAACCAGGAATTTATGTAAATCAAGGAGCTCTTACAAAAGAAGAACAACTTGAGCTATTTAATTACTTAAAACCATTTATAGAAGAGCAAGGTGCTAAAACAAATAAAGGTGCTAATGCTAGTAAAATGATTGGTCTTGGTTTAAGATGGGATTATAAAAGTAATAATCCCGGAAAACAGGCTGTGAATATTCCAGATGTAATCAATCCGGGTAATAAAAATAAATATGGTTATTACACTGAATCAATAAATGGACAACCTCTGGGTGAAATTAGTTCTAGATTCAGAGAGCTTATGCAAAAAGCCAGTGGTGTAGATATGACCAATTATGATGGGGCCATCATAAATCTATATGAAAAAGATACTTTTATTTCTTCTCACAATGATGTAGATGAAAGTAGATCTGCTATTAATTATCCAGTAATTGGAATTAATATTGGTGGTCCAGGAAATTTCTCAATTGAATCTAGAGATGGAGATCCTAAAAAACTTGATCTACAAGATGGTACAGCTTATGTATTTGGTGTAAATGGCGTTAATAGAGAAGTATGGCATAGAACATTCCCTACTCCTCAAAAAAGTTTCTTACCTGCATTAACTACCAAGCTTGATGGTAAGAGTTATCCAGCAGGTTCTTATAGAATAACTATTACCATGAGAAGGGTTATGCCTATAAAACCGGGTGTGCCACAGACAACTAAACTCAACAATCAAGCTGAAGGTCCTGTTAAAGATGAGCGCACTATAGAAGAAGACATGATGATGTTCCAAGAGTTAGTTAAAGCTAACAAAGGTGAATTACCAAAATCATTCATGTCAGGTAGTAGAAAATGGACTATCAATCAGTATGGTAACTATGATCTTGTAGATGCAACTACCGGTGATATCTATCAAAGAAATGTTAACATGGAGACTGGACTTTCTGAACCAGAAGCAAGTCAAGAAGAAACATTAGATCCTGCTAAAAAAGAAAGTGCCTTGACTAAAATCCAAGACATGGTTAAGAATCAACAGTTAGCAGAACAATTGGCCATCATTGGTTATGATGTTAAGGATTTATTGAATAATTTAGTGAAAGCTAAAACAATGGAAGAGTACAATAAAGTAATGGAAATATTAGATAAGTTATGTTAGGAAGTTGCCCAAATAAAAATTCAGATGAGTGGAAAGAAGTTCTTGCTGAAGCTGAGAATAATGAGGTCAGAGCGCGTGAGCTTTGGGATGAAAGATACGGTGACAGAGAGGACTTAAATGAACCACCACAAGGAGCAACTGAAGATGACTTTGAAGATTTAGAAGATGAGGAAGTATCAGAAGAATCAAAAACTTTTGCAGATGCTCTTAAAAATGCCAGAATCTTCCTTAAGCAAAAACAAAAAGACTTGGCTGGTAGAAAAGTTAAGAACCAAACTAAAAAGGAACTTGAGCTAAAAGCACTAAGAAAACTTGTTGATGACCTTGATGGCGTTGATGCAATCAATGCTTTTATTGAGGACAGTTACCAAAAGGCTAAAGAGATATCTGAAGTAATGGCTAAAGTACTCAAGAATATTAAAGAGGGTAACTATGATAGAAAGCAAGCTCTTGATAAACTAGTAGCAGTTAGTGAGTTTGCAAATAACTATAGTATCTTAGATGAGATTAATAAAGTTGATGTAAAAAACTTTTTTAGTACTCCTGTTATTGGTAAGCCAGAATCTGAGTTTACTCCTCAAGACAAACTAACAGCAGCAATCACTATTAGAAATAACATCAAAGCTGCTTTTGTTGATGAAGCTATTCCTCTTATGGCAGAGGTATTAGTAAACTTCAGATCTACTGCAGGTAACAAAAGTATTAGAGAGAACATTAAAGCATTACAGGGAAGGATTAAAGAGATAGAAGACTCTGATGCAAATGATGCTACAAAAGAAAAAAGAATTGCAAGGGAACAAACTACCCTAGACAAATGGCAAGGCATGCTTTTGGATAAGGAAAAACTACAGGAAGTATTAAAAATGGCTGTAAAAGATGAGAGCATTTTTGATTTTCTCATCAACCCACTTATCAGTTCTGAAGACAGTGCCCTAGCTCTATTTGCTAAAATGATCAAGTCTGCTTTTGAAGAAGCAAGAATGGATGACATTGTGCAAAAAGAAGAAGGTGTTGATCAGCTTGAAGAGTTCATGCGTAAAACAGGAAGGTCTGTGAATGATGTTGCTGCATTAAATGAGGGTATATATGAGGTTGTTGAGACACTGAGTTTAGAACCTAATGGTAGAGTTAAAAGAGACAAAGAAACTGGTGAGGTTATTTTTAAAAAGCAAATGGGCTTTGTACAAAAGTATGATATAACAAAGTACAATAAAGCTTTAAGTGAGTGGTATAAAAATAATCCTAGACCACAACTCTCAGAAGATGCTACTCCTGTTGAAGAACAAGTGTATAAGAAAGCTATAAAAGATTGGAGCAAAGCTAGAAGTACCTGGTATGCTCTTAATACTAAACCAAAATCTGCAGAAGAAATTGCTGCAATTAAAGCTGAAAAACAAAAAGAAGTAGATAAAGGAATTAGAACTTCTGAAGAGTATGATGAATGGTTAAAAACTGTAGAAACTACAGATCCAAAAACTGGTATCAAAAGATTTACAAGAGAACTTGCAGAGCCAAGTGATAAGTACTTAAATGAAAAATGGCAAAAGCTTTATGATGATAATGGTAATCCCATTTCTCCACAAGGTGAGTTCCATAAGTACTTGACTGATGAATATTTTAAAGACCAAGAGCTTTTACCTGATAATCAAAAACCTGGTTATATCTTACCATCTATTCCTATGAGTAGTTGGGAAAGAATGCAAAGAAATGGTATTGTTAATGCTACAAAAGCCGGAGTTAGTGAAGCTTCAGTTATTCAAAGTTGGGATGAAGAGTATGGTAATGCTACTCTATCTGCAGAAAGCCAACACATGCTTCCTGTATACTATACTCAGAACATTGATATAGATGATGTCAGTGTAGATTTGTTAAGTTCTGTGCTAAGATTTGGTTCAATGGCCAGAAGATACAATGCTATGAATAAAATGCACTCTGAAATTAGTGCTTTTAGAACTATCATTAATCAAAGAGCTACTCCAATAACAAATGCTAAGGGTCAAGCTTTGATTAATAAGGCTGCAAAAAGCTTAGGTTATGATGAACCTATCCGCATGAATGGGGATTCATATTCTAAGAATCACTTAGATGCATTCTTAGAGATGGTTGTGTATGGAGAATCTCAAAAAGCAGAAAAGCTCTGGAATTTAGAGATATCTAAACTTACTAATACTGCTATGGGTATAGCTGCTGTTACTACATTATCACTGGACTTACTCAAAGGTCTTGCAAATAATATCCAAGGTAATATTCAGGTTCTAATTGAGGCTGCAGGTGGTCAATACTTCAATGGTAAAAACTTGCGCAAGGGTAATGTAAAATATTGGTCTACAGTAGGTGGATGCATATCTGACTTTGGTAAACTTAAACCAGAAAGCTGGTTGGGTAAACTGATTGAAAGATATGACCCAATCCAAGGTACATTTAAAGATCAATATGGTAGAGATGTATCTGCAAGTGTAGCTAATAAGTTATTTAGAACCAACACTCTATTCTTTAATCAGAACTTTGCTGAGCATGAGATTCAGGTAAAAACAATGCTTGCTCTTATGGATGGTACAAAAGTAATTGATAAAGCAACAGGAGAAGAGATTACACTATTAGCAGCACATGAGAAGTATGGTCCTGATCTTTTTGAGATTGAAAAGGATGAGAACGGTAAGAAGGTAAAAAAATACAAAGTTGAACTTGAGAAAGAAGATGCTGATGGCAACATAGTTAAAGTTGACTTTGAAGAAAGAGACCGCCAAGATGTAATGAATAGACTACATGCCCTCAATAAAAGAATGCATGGTGTCTATAATGACTTTGATAAGGGTACCGCTCAGAGATATGCATTAGGAAGATTACTTATGATGTATAGAAAGCACATGTATCCAGGTATCAAAAGAAGATACAAAGACTTATCTTATGATGAAGAGCTTGGTGGAGAAACAGAAGGTATGTACCGCACATTCTGGAGAACATTAGGTAGAGACTTAATTACTTATAAGCTAGAAGTAGGTTCTAGATGGACCGGATACACACCATTTGAAAAAGCTCAGATTAGAAAAGTAGCTATGGAAGCTGGTATTGTTGCTTCATTAGGAGTTATCCTAGCTTTGTTAGCTGCATTAGGTGGTGGAGATGATGATGAAAAATCAGAGATTGAGAAAACTTATGCATACAACTTTGCATTATACCAAGCAATGAGAATGCGCAGTGAGACTCTAGCTTATGTAAGCCCTGCAGATTTCTACCGTATCTTTAAATCACCATCTGCTGTAATGGGCACTATAGATAGAGCTACTAAATTATACTCTCAAATACTCCCTTGGAACATTGCTGAAGAATATAAAAGAGATACAGGTGTTTGGAAGAAAGGAGATAACAAAGCTTGGGCTGCATTCTTAAAAGTAATGGGCTTCTCTGGATATAACTTTACACCTGATCAAGCTGTGAAAAGTTTCCAATCAACTTTTGTTAGATAGCGGAGTTGATCGGAACAGAAAAAAAGGGGAAAGACCTAAATCTCTCCCCTCTTATTTTCTTTTTTCTTCTTATCAGTTTCTTGAAATAACTGGTGGTTTTCTTCAAACCAATCTCTTGCTTCAGCTTTTGTTGCAGCAGGTAAGCACCCACAATATACGCTCTCAGCACCGGCTAAGTAAGCTTCAATAAGGAGTTTCTTTAGTTGTTGTGGACTCATCTTCTATCAGATTTGTAATTCTTCTTCTACCTTTTTCTCCTATTGGAATAGGGTTACCCTCTTCATCAATATGTACAAAAGTAATATTTGTTTTTAAAACTAAAGACTGGACACCTGTATAAACATTGTGTGCTCTAGCTTCCATATATAAGGACAATGATGTATTTCCCACTTTAGACGGTTTACCATATATCTTAAGCAGTTGACTTTCTCTTGCAGGCTTTTCAAAATTACATTGGTCAATACTTACAGTAACCATTCTTGGAGTGTCACATAACTGCATTGCATAACCAGCAGCAGCTGCATCAATCCATGCCAGAAGTTTACCTCCAAACAAGTTACCATGAAAGCCAAGGTCAGATTTTTTAATTGGATGAGAGTTGAGAAAAGTCATTTCACTTTAATGAATTTAGATAAGTCAGGTCTAAAATATTGACTTCCTTTTAATATTTTACCGTCTTCACGGAGAACAGGCTTACCATCATTGCCTAACTTACTCATGTTACTTGCTTGAATCTCATTAAATACATCTTCTATGACATGTTGCATACCATGCTTAAGGATAGTTCCACAAAGAATGTATAACTGGTCACCTAGTGCATCAGCAATTTCTATTAGTGAGTTCTTAAAACAAGCTTCTAAGTATTCATCATTCTCTTCTTTCATAAGAGAGTGTCTAAGATTAAACTCATGCTCACTTAATGGTTGTGGCCATTTACCGTTTTCTTGCCCAAAAGCATTGTGAAATATCTCCACTTTTTGTAATTGTTCTTTCATAGTCAAAGTTAAAAAAAAGGGGACACATTTCTGCATCCCCTTAGTGGTGAAAAAAATTATTTACTAAAAGAAGTCAGGAACATCACCATATTCCTCATCTTCTATACCACTTGACAAATCAAAATCATCAGCTTCTACTTCTACTTCAAGTTTACTTAGGTCAGCTTCAAACTGTACATGATCTTCTGGCGTAGGTTGTAAAGACTTTACATTTGGATCTACAGCTAACCAATCTTGATGCACACCTTCTTGAAAATCTTCAAAGTCATCATCTTCAGCAGAAAGAGTCATGAAATCTACATCAAGTGTTTTAGCTTCTTCAACTTCTGAATTAAAAACTGGTGTCTCAAAAGTATTACCTACAGGATCAGTATAGGTTATTGTTTCTTCTATAACTTCATTAGCTATTTCTTCAACATTAGAATCATTTAAGTTATTTTCTAAGTTAAACTCATTTATTTCTAAATTAGTTATACTTAGCTCTAATTCTAATGAAGTTTCCTCAGCTTCTGTTTTCTCAATTTCAGTCAAAATATTGAGCTGATTCTCTGGCTCACCATAATTTGTAGTTAATGGATCTATGGGAGCTTCAACAACTGGTTGAGGAATAGGAGCTGTGTTAAAGTTATTAACACTAGAAATAAAATAGTGCAGAACTCTTTGATCTTCCATCCATGTTTTAGGATGAGAATGCTGTAATGCTATAGTTACATAGTTATAAAATGCCCACAAACTATTGGAGTCTTCAAACACATGACTTGGTTTGTCCATTTGATTTCTGATCATACTAGCTTGTTCAGTAGTAAGGATCTGATACTCTGCAAACAGGATACCAAGCATCTGTGCTTGTCTTCTCTTATTCATAGAGATGCCCTTCATTACTTCTTTATCAGATACTAACTGATTATAATACATCTGAGCATGAGCAATCTGCTCCTTAATAGTTTGGATAGTCTCTGCATCTGCTGTACCAGTATGTTTTCTGGCCCAACTTCCCATGTCTCCACACACCATCACGGTGCCGGTTTGGTTCACATATGCACCAACTCCACACTTAAATCTTACTTGTTTGTTATAACTATTAGTCCAAGCAAACATCATAGATAATTCTGGGTCACTATTATATTGTAATTTATAGATACCCTGAGCAATCTGACCATCTGCAGTTGCTCTATACTCTTCTTGTACAATACCAAAACCTGCGTTAGCAAGTTCTGTATATGCATAATTTATTACTGATTCATGGCTAATAACTGTGTAGCTATCACCATGAACCGGTAGGTCAATACTAATCAAATGTGCTTTTGTGCAATCTTGAATTTTCTTTGGCATTTTAAAATAAACTTAGTTGGTTATTAATAGGTTCTAAGGACCTTATTTCTTTGTATATGTTCTCTAGATAATACTTTGTGTTGATATCATACTCAGCAAAATCTTTCTCAACATAATCAATCATGATAGTCTGCATCCACTTCCCGGCCTCAACCTGGATTTCTCTCCCATCAGTATTGTTTTTCTTTACAATCTTTGACCCGGAATTGGAAACAAAATATCTTATGGTATGCTGTAACTGTTCAATAGAGTGTTCTCCATTAACAATAGAGTGTTCATAGAACTCCCAGTCTCCTTTAATCTTAACACCACCACAGTAATCAAATATGTTTTGGTTTTGAGCTAAGAAATCTTCAGGTTTAATACCATCTACAAAATAAGCTTGGATAGCTTTTGGTATAATGAGAAAACTCTTGTTCTTATGTAGAGCTAAATCTTTATACTCAAACCTACCCTTACTCTTAGCTTTACCATCTTCAGTAATAGCAATGTAATTATTCACATCACCAAGGATGATCTTAGAATATTTATCATGTTCTAGCTGAAGTAGTGTACGCTTCTCCCATCTTGCACAGATATCCATATACTTGTCTACATACTCTCTTGGGATTAAAGTCTCAAGACCATCTGTATTCTGCATTAGTGGAATTGCATTAGGGATTTCTTCACAGATCATCTCATACAACATGGTAAGACTTAGCTGACCATTAATAGTAATCCTCATAGTAAACTCAGGATCATATAGGAAGCTATTCTCATCATTGCTCAAACCATAGGTTGAGTTTAGGATAATCTTATATACATAGTTCTTAGGATCTTTCTTAGGAATCTTCTTTCTTTCTTCAAAGAACCATTCATACAGGTCACAGAATTCTTCTTGTGGTAAATGTCCCGGAGACCATCTATTCCTAATAGCAAGATTAGGATAGAAACTGGTAACATCACTTGTCATGATAACCATATCTTCCGTAGACTCATATACCTTAGCAGACCTAGCACCATGAATACCACCAAGACCATAATCAGTCTTGACTCCTTTATACTGCACAGAATACTTAAACCCTCCTTTAGTTTCACCCGGATAGATAACTACATCTTGAAACTTCTGTAACAGATTCTCAAATGTAGCTGTCTTGAATTGAATATAAGGAAGTATAATATCCTTAACAACAATCTTAGGACGGTGAGTTCTCATTTGTCTAAGGTCCCACTTTTTAATCCCAGTGTGACCACTTAAGAAGTGCAAGAACAACTCTTTAGAAATCCTTGGCTCAGATGCAGAAAATAGATTGATATTATATTCTTCAGTCAAAGTCTTTCTAAGTTCAATCTGACTCTTGCTGAGCTGCATGATTTGCTTAGTAGATCTAACATCATTAATACAATAGGTTATAATCTCTGGAATCTGATCAACAGTAACTTCAGCAGTGTGATGAATTGGCATGTCCATTATGTTCTTCCAATCCATGGTATACTGAATCCACTTTAAAGAACTTCTCTTAGCATTGTTATCCCAGTGATTTAGTTTAAAGACATCTACCTGGTTAATATGTAGGTCCCGCAAACTAAACTCTAGAAACTCCTGACGGTTTTGTCTACCAATTACATCCTGTGCTTTGCTGTAAATAAATTCAGCAATCTCTTCACCATCCATAAAAGATAACATACCAGCATTTCTAAGGACATGTTCAGTAATCTGACTGTCAAATCCAAGACCATTAAAAGATACATGCCATTCTTGTAGCTGAATGTTCCGTTCAAGAAATGCAATAAACTCTGCTATTTCATTTTTGTCTTTGTGCACTGTGAATATCTCACGGTCCTCAGACTTGACGCTTTCAAAGCAGGCTATGAAACAATTGCTGAGAGTCTCATAATCCATTACCCAATGTGTACGGCTCATATTTTAACAAATAATTCATTAACAATTGGATCTGCTAATTGAGATATGTAGAGATTTGCAGTTACAGTCCGAGGTAAAAATTTCTCAGGATCTTTAACATGATCAGCACATAAGAATTGAGTTTCTTTATGTCCTTTACTACAACATTCACAGTTAATACTGGTTATAATTTTTACTGAGTATGTTGTGCTACTCCAGCAATTATATCTTGAAGAACATCTTCTGTATGCTGCTTGACTAAGCCTTTTACTTATTTTATACTTTACCATAATACAAATGTTCAGTTAAGCTGTCCCCCCTTTACTGCATAAAAAAGGGGCAGTTGCATTGCATCCACCCCATTTTAGTTTAGGTTATAGACTGATTACTCAGCTGCTTCTACTGCCATAAATTGTTTGTAATCAAACTTCTTTGCATTAACTGCAAACAATTGAATCAAGCTGTCAACAGCTGCTTTGTCTTCAATGTAGAACTCTTGGAATACTTCAATCTTGTTTCTTTCTTCCTTGTGTCCTTTTGCTCCTGTAATAGGTTGACCATACTCATCCAATTTAGGAAGCATCTGTAGAGACACTCTCTTAATCTTAGAGATGATAACAAAAACCTTAGTTCCCGGATCAAAGATACATTCTACATATGGACATGACTCACTAATAGGAATCATTCTAAAAGTTTGATTTTCTTGCCAAGTAGCTTGGACAAGCATCATTGTGTTTTCACTCATGTGTTAGTTTTTTTTATAAATTTAATACAAATTAATCTAGAATTTTCAAGTTTTCCAAATCTGCTACTTCTATCAGTAACTTTTCTTTTTCTAAATCAGGCTTGTCACAGAGTTCACCAACAGAAATAAGGAGTTCTACAGGTACATTTAATAGCTCAGCATACTTTTTCATATACTTCTCAGGATATAAGTAGCTTTCTACATAAACATGATTACCACTGTGCTTTTCAAAATAATTTAAGATCTTACGCTTTACAGATTCACTCATCTGGCTGTACTTACCATTAATGAAATGTCTCCATTCATTTTCATAATCAGAAAAATCAAATGTAAATATAGTATGCTCCTCATCCACCTTAACATAGTCAGCTAATCTGGTATGTTTTAACAACACATTCTTTTCAAAGCTGTTATACTTATCTGTGTCTTCTGGTTTGTAGTTGCATACTAATTTCATATCCTCGGGAGCATAGCTACTACCCCAACTTAAATAAGTTTCAGTAGGAACTATACTTCCTCTTTTAATTTCCAAGAGCGGATACAGGAATATCTTGGACTTTTGAAAGTATTTGCTATAAAGCGTATTTAATCTCATGATCTACAGTTTTACATTACCAATTGCTAGTTCATATGGTAACTTGTATTCTCTGTTAACATAGTGATACTTTATCTTATCTTCTATGTCTTCAAAGTCAGCTAACCACATCTCTAATGATTCTTTGCTTACCTGGTAAGGATACACTTGGTTGTACTTATCAATTACTATGAATGTAATTACTATATTCCATTCAACAGCATCTGGAAGTGGTTTAATGAAATTCTCCCAGGCAAGCTTGTGATAAATGGCTGCCTGAATCCAATACTTATAATAGCTTACAGACTCCGGGAAAGATGCAATATCTTTACCTGTTGTCTTTAAGTCATTGATAAATAAGGTCTTGGTTTCATAGTCCATTACCACATTATCTAAGATACCCTTATAGCCAAATGGTAAATGCTCCTGATTAACACTAATCATGTGCTCACTAAATGTTTTTATGTGAACATCATTAGGAGTTTTATCCAATTGTAAAAGGGCTCTTACTGCTTGATTAGACTTTAGTTCTATCAGAGATTCTTTGCAATTATTCAAAGTAACCTCATCAACTATAGTCTTATCAAGACTTTCTTTTAAGAAATCAAAGTAAGATTTATTTTCTGGTGTAAGAACTTTATCTAGTCTTTGAGCATCTGTTTTAAGAGACTGGTAGAGATTTGCTGTAAGGAGTTCTGTGAGTATTTCTTGAGAGTAATCATCCAAAGATAATGTATTATTTCCAACAGTACAATGGTACTTGAAAATAGTATCAATAATCTTTCTTTGGCTATCCGTAGGATATTTACCTGGCATGCTAATAAATTGCTTGTCATAATTGTCTGGCTCAAATAAGAGACAGTGTAAGACACGCCCTGCTACCAGGTGCGCGTCTGTACTGTCTTCTCTCTGATTCAAAACATAATGACTGTAAAACATCCTAGGTGAGAACAATAGCTTATTAATGCTACTGTAACTAAACCAAAATGGTTTTTTGTAGAATAATTCTAGTTCATCAGAACCAGTCAAGGTCATTAGACTCATTTGTTTGTGTTATTTGATTGTTATTTGATACAGGTTCTGAAGCTTGTATTTGCTCTTCAAGTTCCACTAATACAGCTTTGTTGTCTGCTCTTTCAACTCTAGTGATAGCTTCTTCTAAGAGATCTTCTTCATCAACTATAGTTTCAATTTCCGGAACAGATACTCTTTCTTCTTCTTCCATTTCAACAGGAACTTCAGGACTAATATAGTCATCTTGTACTTGATAAGTAAAGTTAGTACCTAACTGAGCAATAAAATCAGGATGAATAGTGATAGTCTTTACAGTAAAATGCTTGCTATCTCCTGTTTGAGTAATAATCCCATTCAGATGATTCATGACAATTTCCATTTTATCTGGAGTAAACTGATCTTTCTTTATCAAGCTGTCAACAACCCCATCAAGATCTGTATAAAGATATCTCAACTCTTTACCCAAATAACTTACAAGGGACTTAAAGTTGACATGGTTTTTAGTAGTGCTATCCATCATTCTGTTAGCATGGAAATGAAACAATAGCTCAAGATAAATCAAACTTTCAGTGTACTTAGAATTTGCCATGATCTCCATAGCAAGTACATGATTATCTGTATCTGAACTATTAAACATTTCACGGAGATGTTCATACATAGGCTCATCAATTACTGTAGCCTCTTCGCCATTTAGGATATCAATTACACTAGACTCATCATAGATCTTAATTAATTGAAGATTGATAAATTCTTCTTTGTAATCATCATCAATATAAACAAGTCTTTGACTATGTCTGCTTACTTGTGCATCCGGTACAGTAGCAACCATACAGTTCATGATGTTCCAACTAACACCAATATGATCTTTTTCATAGAATTCTAATGCTGTTTCAAGTACATCTCTAGTATGATCATCTAGTCTATGGTCTATAACTTTAATGAACTCAAGAAAATCTTTGACTTGTGCTCGGTAATGCCACACATTATTAGTCATACTATGAATACTTCTAGAACAACCAAAGAAAACATTAGCTGCCTTAGGATCTCTCACAGTTTTGATACCATACTCTACAGAGACATTCTTAAATTTAACTCTTGGAACACTTACCTGGGGTAAGAAATAAATCTTATCTCCTTTTTGAGGAACATAAGGTTCTTTTACAATATTCAACAAACTACTGCTCTCTGCATTAAAATCACCAAGAAAACTTTCTATATTAAAAGTTATTTCCTGAGTAGTATTACTTTCAAAGTGAGTTTCTAGGTCATTACTTTTTATAACTAAAATATTTTTATCCATTCTTAATAGTTTAAAAAGGGGAGTGTTACCTCCCCTGATTGATTATTACTTAACTGCCATTTTAACAACATTGTTGTTCATCATCAACTTGCTGAACTTCAACTTGTTACCATTTACAATCTCCTTGATCATAAAATATCTCAAGTCATCAGTAAATGCCTTACAGTCTGTGGTTAATTTTACCAAGCGGTTGATCATTGGATCCGGAACTGATTTATTTTCTGCATGCACCAAAGAATAGTTAATAATCCTTGTAGAAATCACACTAGAAATATCAGCACGGAAGTCATCATCTTGACCTACTGCATTTGTGAGAGCATTCATCACATACTGCTCATCCTTAGTCATGATATCTTCAGGACTAATGATTCTATCCAACTTGTTATTAATAAACATAGTGAACATAGAGCTGAAGTCTACTCCTACAGAACCTTCACCAATCATTTGAATGATAGGCAAGCTGTCTTCAAACTTGGGAATAGAACTGATAGCATTAAAGAATGTAGTCACAGATCTTGGATTAACACGTTGTGTAACAAGCTCCGGGTTCATCAACATAAAGTTGATACATCTACCATCAATACCTGCAGTCTCAGCCCATTTAGCCCAAACATTCACATCATATTTCAACTCAACAGACACAAAGCGGGTCTTTTGAGCTACATCCAAAGAGGTAACATTATAGTCACCATTGTCTGGATTAGTAGTCAAGATAACATGCCAGTTCTTAGGAAGCTTCCATGATACATATTCTTGACGGTCCAAGATTTCCATTGTTGCTTGCATAAAGCGGTGCATTATTGTTAACTCATAGGCTCTTTATCCTATGATTCTGTAGTTTCTTTTAGATTATATCTACAGGTCAGACTATATCATCACATATTTCTATGTGTTCCGCGCTCTTGGTGTTTTACTGTCTGTTCTAGACTCCATACACTAGTCGTTGCACCTTCCTTATATCCCTATAAGGCTTGGCTCAGGATTGTCCATCTCTGGAGTTTCCCTGAATTCACGGAATTTATTGCGGACCACCCGCTTTATGCTTTTTTCCATCTATACCCTCCAGCAGTTAAGTCCTTAGATATTGCTCTATTAATATTAGAGATACCAAGTTCTTTACTTGCTTCAGTTATAGACTCCCATTTTTTGATAAAAATATTATCAGTAGTAAATTGTAATACTGGTTGTAATTTGTACTCTTTCAGTCTATATAACATATTGATGTTATAAGTAAAAGACCATATAAATCCTCCTGCAGAAGATACATCACCTTTACAAACTGCTTTTATACCATTAATACTTTTAGCATTAATAGACTTAGCAGCGGCTGTAAGAGATTCAAAACTTTCTAAATAATCACCTTTATCAAGTGAATATTTATGTACTGCTTTAAGATTGTGAGGTTTTAAACCATTTGCATAAGCTTTTTTCTTAGCCGCACTTAACCTTTGTTTATATATATCATCCCTAACTAAAGTTTGTGGATCTAATATATGATTTATGTAAGGATTAAGTGTACTAATGTAGTAAGCTTCTCTTTCTATTAAAATATCATCTGAACACTCTTCTACAATAGTAAAGTAAAGTTCTTCTTTACCATACTTGTTGTACAAGTTTTGCATTGTTCTATTGTGATGTTTTAAGTTTTCAAGAGACCACAAATGGTGTTTTAACCTGTGACCAATATTACAAGAGCTACCGATGTACTCTTTATCATTAATTTTAATTTTATAGACTCCTATACTCTTTAATGCTGTCTTAAGAGTCTGTGTGTTTAATTTTTCCATATCACAAAGATATTTAAATTATTCACACTAACACTATTAGACTGCATATTTTGTTAATCCGCACGAGTATAGTCATCCAATACTAAGAAGCCACCCTCACCTTTACCTTGAATCCATTCAGGAGCAGCATGAGACATTCTCTTAGCCACAACTTTAAAACCTTTTTGTAAAGCCATTTGTACTTGTGCTTCACCAATCCATTTAGTTTTTCCTTCAGCATTCTGAATTTCAAATTCTTTCACAGGAAAACCAACCAAGTCACCTAACTCTTCCAATTGAGATAAATTAAGTTTTACAACTTGCATATTCATCTCTTTACCCAACTGCATAATAGCAGAAGTCTTGCCAAGACCGGCATCACCCTCAATGTTAATTGCTACAGGAACTTTTCCTTGAGCTTGAATATGCTGGTTATTGTTAACCATGTGTTTGATAAAATCTTTTAATTCTTCTACATTCAATTGTACTTGACTCATAACTTTTGTTTTTATAATTCTAATTTAATTACCTTGCCTTTACACTTAAATCCATGTGTAAGAGCTTTTCTAACTGTGCCTTCATTGGCATTTAATAATAGTGCAGCTTCTTTAATACTTGATACAACAGTTGTTTCAACTCCATCAAATATGCTAATCTTCTTAATTGAATATGGTTTTCTATCTCTCTTAGAAATACTTGATATAACATCAAACTTTTCCTTTCTCCATTGAAAACCCCTAGAAGATTTATAATTTCCACTTGCAGCATCTCCTATGGACTGCTCATTACCGTTAACAGCTAATGCAGCTTCCCTTATACTACTGTACTCATTTACATAACAACCATCTAACGTATATTGATATACCTTAATTGAAGCATGATTGTCCTTACCTAACCTTTTATTAGTGTTAGCCATTCTCAACTTTTCTTTTGTGATTTCACTCTTTTTTCTACTTACAGGATCTCTTTCAGCATTGATATCACATTCATAATAATTAATGTAATGTGCTTCTTTCTCAAGATAGTTTTCACAAAATTCAATAACAGTAAAAGTCATTTCTTCTCTATACAAATTATACACTCTTTGAAGAAATTCATTGTAATGATTACCCCTCTTTAGAGAATTTAAATGCTGTTTATATCTAGAGTATATATCAACACTGCTACCCACGTATCTATGGGAACTTGTACTTATGATATACACTCCACACTTCTTATGTATATCCTGTTTTTGATGTTTTAACTTCATATACAAATATACATAAAAAATGTGATTAAGTAATAAAATTGGAATTAAAGTTCAAGTTTGATCACTTTTCCGGGAAGGTCTTCATTTAACGCTGATCTCTCTGATATAACCCAAAGGACATTACCTTTTGGTTTTACATTTGCATCACACTCTCCATCAGTAAAATATACTAGGCTTGTATACTTTTTACTGTTTTCATTATAATAATTGAGGACGGGATCAAATTGAGTACCACCTCTTCCATGTACTTTAAGGTCATTCTTACCTTTATAAGGTTCAATGCTACGGATACTGGTATCGCACTGCACTATAGTAATATCAACACCTGCTTTATAGATATGATGAATCTCATTCATAAATTCTTTTAGCTCAGAATCACTTACTGAACCTGAGGTATCAATAGCTAATAACATGTGTTGTTTCATCTTTATCTTAAGACCTGGATTTTCAGAGAATCTTCTATTCTCTTTTCTTCTAATCTTTTTAGTAAAGACTTTAGTGCTGATTCCGGTAAATCTTCTGATATAACCTCTCCAATCAAACTTAGGTGCTACTATTTCCTCAATGACAATGACCCCTTCAATTTCACCGGGAACTGATCCTCTTTTCTTGAGAGTTTGTTCTTTGGCATCTCCAAGGACTTTCTGTAACTGCTTATCAATAAGCTTCTGTTCTGCTTCGCTAAGGTTCTCAAACTCATCCCATGTACTGTGGTCAGGTAGGCCTTCACCATCTGCATCCCCATCCATTTGGTCACATAAGTCATCAAATGATGGTGACCCACTTGAGCCGGTTTGATCTTTCTTATCTTTTGCTTCTTTAAGTTTATCATAATAGTATCTAGCACCTGCTTTTCTGTCTAAATTAAGCTCAGCATAATCATCAATCATGATACCTCTTGCAGGAAGTTTTTTACTAATAGCAAGAAGATCTTCAACAGAAGCACCATTCTCTTTGGCTGTTTCTAATTCAGCTTTAACAGATTCTTTAAGTTGTTTGAATTGGTCTGGAGTTAATTCTCCACCTGGAAGCCAGGAACTATCAATATACTGATTAATTTCCATATCCATGGCAATATTTGCCAACTTTCTGTCACTAAACTTAAATACAGTTGTAAGATGACCAAATGCAATATGCAATAGCTCATGCTTAAGTAAGCCTAGCCTATGCATATCAGTCAAGCTTTCCCAGAACTCATCATTTACCACTAACTGATAATTGATACCGTTCTTACTAACACCTGCAGTAGGTATTCTTTTACTCCACAACTTATTCAACATAATGAGAAAGAACCCGTAATAGGGCTCTTTCAACATCAAATCTTTAGCTGTTTTACTAAGACTTTGTTGCTTGTCCATCTTTTAGTTTTACATTGATTTCAAACTGATCAGCAGGGTAACCCATCTGACCTAGAAAGCCAATCATGCTATCTGTAAATAACTCCATAAAGAGTTCAATAGCTTGATTACTTGCACCATTTGCCGTCATTGCAGACAAACATTTACCTGTACTTAAATCAGCACCTTCTTCTTTGTTATAAACACGTAAAGCATCTTTAATTGCTTTTCCACAATTAGGACAGTTAT